TTTCCACAAGTTGTTATGGACAACAAAGTTTTAGGTGGTTGTAATGATACTATCAAGTACCTAAAAGAACTTTCAGTTCTATAATTATGACTAAGCCTCGTGAGTTGTACATAAATAGAGGTGTGGAATTATTGTTAAGAAAAAGGAGGGAAAAACCTGATCAACCAAAAACCTTTAAGTTCAGTTTTGGTAAGATGGTTTCTCTCCTTAGAAGAGAGATTCACGTCTATTTTGAATTTTCATTTGACATAAAAAAGAAAGGAATCTCTCGGAGGTAGAACCATGACAGCACCATTAGTTGCCATATTTTGTATGGTATCTTTCATGTTCTTAATAATTGGTGGTATAGTGGGTTGGTTATGGAAAGAACATGTTGTTTTTTCAACTCCTCAACAAGTATTCGCTCATCCAGAAATGTTTGACGACAATGGGAATATCATTCCAGACGAAATAATTGCAGTACGATTTGAAAATAGCTATGACGACTACGAAGAAGACGACGACTAGTAAAAAGTCTTCGACAACTACTAAAAGTCCTGTCGCAAAAAAGACAACGACTCCTAAGGTTACTAAAACCGTAGAGAAGATTGAATTGACTCCAACTTCTTACGTCCATGAAATTTTTTCGGCTGTTGTTGCCGAAAGAACTAAGGATAAAAAAATTAATATCCTTCAACAATATAATGAAAACTTTATTAAATCTCTTTTGATTTGGAACTTTGATGAGTCAATAACCTCAGTCCTTCCAGAGGGAGAAGTTCCTATTCAACAAAATGAAAATGCTGATAAATCTCCAAGTTCTAATATCCGTAAAGAATGGAGTAAATTTTATAACTTTGTGAAAGGTGGAAATGATAGTATGAATAAACTTCGTAAAGAAACGATGTTTATTAATATGTTGGAATCTTTTCACCCAGGAGAGGCTGAGGTATTATGTCTTGTAAAAGATAAAAAACTTCAAACTAAATATAATATCACCAAAGAACTTGTATCTGAGGCGTACCCTGATATTACATGGGGGAATCGTTCTTGATATGTCAGTGAATATTATTCATGGAAATTGTGATCCCGTTCTTGCAAAAAATCGTGATCTGCCCAGGAACTCATATCTAGTTACTTATGGTATAGATGATGATGTCCAGTATGATGTAGTTCAAGCTGGATCACAAGTTGATATTTTTAATTATTATTGGGATAAGTACAGAGATGTGAGAGGTATTAAATGGACGGACGGAACGATCAATCCAAAGATGTGGAACTATCAACCACCAGAGAAGAAAAAGAAAAAGTAATTTCTGGTGATTTAAATATTCAAATGAACCTTGATCAAATCAAGGAAGTGAAAAAACAGTATAAAAAAATTAAAAGGTATATGCGATCTTCTATTTACACTGTAGCCATGATGGACGGAAGAGAACAAATCGTAAGTCGTTTACTAAAGGATCAGGAGGACAATCCTACTTAAATGGGAAAGCACTATCTTCTTAACTTGTTTGGATGCTCATTCGCTCACTTGAACGATGAGCATTTTCTTATGGATCTCTTAGAAAATGCAGCAGCTGCAAGTGGAGCAACTGTATGTCAAACTATCTTTAAAAAATTTGATCCACAAGGAGTAACTGTACTCTGTTTATTATCTGAGAGTCATATAAGTATTCATACTTGGCCGGAAGATGGTAAAGCCGCATGTGATGTTTATACATGTGGAGATTGTAATCCAAAAATAGGATGTGATATAATAATTGCACAACTAAATGCAACAAATCACACACTAAGTTATATTGAGCGTTAACTAAATACACTATATCTGGAGAAGTATATGCTCTCTACTCAATACCGTCTTCGCCTAGAAGCAATCTGTGAACGAATTGCAAAAGGTGAATCTGTAGAGCTAAGTGATATGATATGGGCAGAAAAATTATCTAAGTCTAACAGAAGTGCAGCAACAATTTTAAGACAAGCAAGACGACGTGCTGCTAATCCCAATATGCAAGAAGGTGATATGGATGACTTTATGAATCAACTAGATTTAGGTGATCCAGATCCTTCAAATCATAGAACAGGATTCAATAGTGTAGATGATATAATCGACTTCTTTTCTGGTGATAAACCAGATGATTGGAGACAAAGAGATTAATTGTAACAAATAATACAAAATAACTTGCATAGATAGTATGAATAGAGGTATAATAATCCTCTAACGTTCATCCTATGACTAAGGCACTTTTGCTTTTGGCATGGGTTCCACTTCTTTCTGTTTCTACGCCACAACCAAAGTCATTTCCTGTGAGTATAAGTTGTGACGCAGCGTGGGAACTAATGGACATCGTTAAAAACGACGATGTAGTTATTCAAAGAGTAGAAGACCGATTGCTATTAGAACTCCGAAAGGATGTTGTCAATAAGTGCTAAAACTGAATAGGACGGAAGTAAGCCGACTCGGAACGGATCGTTCATCTATGGAAGCATTCCTTTTAACTTGTCTTCAGGCCAATTTTATTATTGGGAGGGTAATTACCCATCCAAAATTGGACGCTCAACAAAGAAATGATATAGTTTGGGAGGTTAAACAAGTAACTAAAAAAGGTTGCTTTATAGACGCAAAAGCCGACTGAAGGAACGCTCTTTAGCCTCAAAATTAAGGAGAACCCTAATGTCTAAAGTCGTTTATAGAGGGTGTCAGTACGACACTGAAGATGCAAAGAAAGAGTATGTGTCTTGGTATAACAAAACACACGCTCCTGCTCATCCACAAAATACATATCGTGGAGTAGCGTATCGTCCATGCAAAAACATGGAGGTGCAGAAGTGAAAAAACTTAACTTCCTACAACTCATTAAAGAACAAAAACAAAAACAAGATCGTCGTTATCAAGCTCAACTTGCACAATTAGTAGGGGCAAAATGATGGCACAAATCATCATATCGTCTACTGCTGCAATTGCTTTAACTACGATAATGTTATCCTTGTATATTCAATGGATTTATAAGTAAATTATTGAGGAGGGTTGATCCCCTCCTTTTTTTATGGTAAAATGGATGAGAGAACTATTATTCCATGGATAAAGAAAGACTAAAATTAATCGTAAGAAATTTGGAATCACTTGTAGATGCACTTAAATCTGAAGTTTATTCGGATCCAGATTCTTACAAACAACCAAAAGAAAACCTGAATCATATCAGTGATTATGATGAGGTTTTTGACGACGATGGATACCCAGATTGAGGAATTGAAATGACTGTAAAACTTATTTCGGTAACGCCTGATGCAGAAAAAACAATGGCGTATGTTGCACGAGTTAGTAATCCTGCGAATCAAGACAACGAAAACTATGCCAAGTTGCTTGCTTATTGTATTAAGCATAATCATTGGTCTGTTTTTGAACAGTCTTTTATGACTCTTGAAATTGAAACGAATCGTGGTATCGCAGCCCAAATCCTTCGACACCGTTCGTTTACATATCAAGAATTTTCACAACGTTATGCAGATTCTTCTTTGTTGAGTGACTATATTCCTGTTCCAGATCTTCGTCGTCAAGATACCAAGAATCGTCAGAACTCAATTGATGATATTCCAGACTATGAGAAACTGACTCTTCAAAGTAAGATTCAAGAACACTTCGCACAATCAATGCAACTTTATAAACAACTTCTTTCTCATGGTGTTGCAAAGGAGTGTGCTCGTTTTGTTCTTCCCTTGGCTACACCTACACGTATCTACATGTCTGGCTCTTGCCGTAGTTGGATTCATTATATCAATCTGCGTTCTGAAAATGGAACTCAAAAAGAACACATGGATATTGCCTTGGCTTGCAAAGAAGTCTTTAAAGAACAGTTCCCTTCAGTGGCTGAAGCACTGGAATGGTAACTATATAAAATTGCCCCTATAGGAGGTATAATCATGTACTATCAAACACAAGCCCTATCCAAAGACAATGGTTGGACAACATGCACAATTGTAGACAATTCAAATAAAGATAAGTGGATTGTAGAATATAATGAAGATGGAAACATGGTTAAAAAGGAAATAAATCCAGAAGAAATTCATAGTTTAGATTATTCAATTATGGAGTTGAGCCAATAAAATGTCTGTATCTATTATATGTGCCTGTAAAAATAGGTTGAATGCTCTTAAAATTTCTTTGAGTTCTTGGTTGTTATTTGACGAAGTAAAAGAAATTATTATTGTTGATTGGAGTTCTGATCAACCTATTCATCATTTAGCTTCTTTGAGTTCTAGAATCAAAGTCATTAGAGTTAATAATGAAGAATATTTCAATCAATCGCAACCATTAAATCTTGCAGCTAGATTTGCAACACAAGAAAATATACTCAAATTAGATTGTGATCATATCCTAAATCCTTATTATAATTTTTTTAATATCCATAGTTTCGGTCGAAAAGGTATTTTTTATACTGGAATTAATGATAAAGTTGATGATCCTTGTGTGCATCCTCTTTGGGGAATTCTTTATGTTAGAAAAGAAGACTTTATTAACGTAAATGGATTTAATGAAAAGATGGGTAAATATTATGCTGTTGAAGATGATGAATTAGTAATGCGCCTAAGAACCTTTGGATTGGAAGCGTTACCAATTCATTTAAAAGTTCTTTCTGCTATCCATATTCCACATCCAGATAGGGTTAGGGTAGAAAATTTTGAAGGATATGAAGAGTCTTCAGAAAAATTTGATGAGAATGCATTTGAGATCTATCAAGAAACTACTGGTAAAGAACATCCTCAAGGTATGTTAGGTTTGTTAGATCCATCTGTTCAATTAGTAAAATATTCTCATTTGGCTAGAGAACATAAAGAGAAAAACATGCATGAGTTTGGAGTTAAAAACTTTATTAATAATCCAAACGTTAAAAGACATATAGATGATAGGAAAGGCTATTATCGATATAAATTATTTGACTGGAAAACTAAAGAAGTTCTCCCTGGTGTCTTTTTAGCTAAGAAAAAAGAACTTTATAAACCAGAAGAGTTGGAAGAACTGAATAACAAAATCGAATTAGAAGTTGATGTTGCTTTTGAAAAAGAAAAACTTCATGAACTTCAAAATTTAGAGGAAGAAACTTTTTCTGAGTTGGAAAGACTTATGGAAGAGATTCAGTGTGATGATGAAGAAGAAGTTCAAGATAACTCTGAAGAAGTAGAAAATGTAGAAGAAGAACTACATGATGTCGAACAGATTTTAAAGAAAATTGAGCCTACAAATATCTAAAAGTTAAAAATGAGTGTGTCGGTAATTTCTGCTTGCATGAATAGGGTAGATCCTCTTAGTGTATCCATAAATTCTTGGGTTTTATTTGATGAAATTGATGAAATTGTATTCGTAGACTGGAGTTCTGATAAGTCTTCAGATCATCTCTTGAAGATTAGTGAGAAAATAAAAAGAGTTTATGTTCCAGATCAAAAATACTTTAACAAAACTCAGTCATTAAATCTCGCATTTAGCTTGACTAAAGGAGATAATATATTAAACTTAGATTCGGATACAATTTTGAATCCATACTATAATTTTTTCAAACAATATGAAGTAGATGATACATGTTTTGTAAGTGGAATGTATAATCCACCACATCCATGTTATAGACCTCTATGGGGAACTTTATATGTTACTAGAAAAAACTACCAAAAAATTGGTGGGTATAATGAAAATATGGGAGAGTTTGTAGCTTGGGAAGACGATGAAATTGTAAATAGACTTCTCTTATGTGGATTAAAACATAAAAAAATACGACACACACATCAAACAGCTTTTACTCTTTCACATGACAATAAAAAGAGAATAGAAAATTTTGAGGCATATCACACCAATCAACAAATTAAAGAAGATCTTGAAAGTCTTTTGGTGAAAAAATCTAGAGATGTTGATTCTTATATCGACTATGCAATATTATCTCACCATACTGTACTTAATATGAAAAAGTACAAAAGATATAAAGGAGATGACTTTTATGTTGATCCTGTGGTAAAATGGAATGTAGAACAAGTAGATAATCAAAACTACATTGCTCGAAAAATAACCCAATAAATAAACTCATAGTCATTATTATCTTATGCCCACATATCCTGTAATCAATCTTGAAACTGGCGAAACTCAAGAACTCGTAATGTCTGTGAAAGACTATGAACAATGGAGGAAGGACAATCCTAATTGGGACAAAGATTGGTCTCAAGGATGTGCTTCTGTCGGTGAAGTCGGTGAGTGGAAAGATAAACTGATCTCCAGAAATCCAGGCTGGAATGATGTTCTCCACAAAGCCTCAAAAGCACCTGGTTCTACTGTAAAAAAACTCTAAATGGCAAGATCAAGAAAATCATCAACTGGCAACATTGGAGTCGGAATGAGTGCCAAACAAATGAGGCGCAAAAAGCCCATTAATTCGGATTTGATGGTGGACATTTCTCCACTAACTGACAATCAAAAATTATTCTTTGATGAATATAAAAAAGGAAAGAATGTTTTTGCCTATGGTGCTGCTGGTACTGGTAAAACATTTGTAGGATTGTACCTTGCTCTTAGAGACGTTCTTGATGAAAGAACTCCTTATGAAAAAGTTTACATTGTAAGATCTCTTGTTGCTACTCGTGAAATTGGTTTCCTTCCAGGAGACCATGAAGATAAGTCTAGTCTTTATCAAATTCCTTATAAGAACATGTGTAAGTACATGTTTGAACTTCCATCAGATGCAGACTTTGAAATGCTCTATGGTAATCTGAAAGCTCAAGAAACAATTTCATTCTGGTCTACAAGTTTTATTCGTGGTACTACTCTTGATAATGCAATTGTCCTTGTAGATGAAATGCAAAACTTGAACTTCCATGAATTAGATAGTATAATTACTCGTATTGGTGAAAATAGTAGGATTGTTTTTTGTGGTGACGCAACTCAATCTGACTTAATTAAAACCAATGAAAGAAATGGAATTATTGATTTCATGAAAATTATTCGTGCAATGACATATGATTTCTCAATGGTTGAATTTGGAGTTGATGATATTGTTCGTTCTGGACTAGTCAAAAACTACATTGTTACTAAATTGGCTCTAGGTATGTAATGTTCGTTCATTTAGATTATTTAAAAGAAGAAGTTGATTTACAAGCAGAAATGATTGAAGGGACTCGTTTTTACAGAGTCCCTTCTGGTAAATTATATCCTTCAATCACTTCCGTAACTAGTTTTTACGGAAGACAAAAATTCATTGATTGGCGTAAGAAAGTTGGTGAAGAAGAAGCCAATAAGATCACTAAGGTTGCAACAGATCGAGGAACAAAATTTCATGACATTGTTGAAAAGTATTTGTTGAATGAAGACATTGACAAATACAATCCTCTTCCTGTAACGAAGTTTCTATTTCTTGCGGCAAAACCTTATCTTGATCGTATAAATAATATACATGCTTTGGAAAAGTCGCTCTATAGTGACTATTTCGGACTTGCGGGCAGAGTTGATTGTATCGCAGAGTACGAAGGGGAGCTCGCAGTTATTGACTTCAAGACTTCAAAGAAAATAAAACCAGAAGAATGGATTGAAAATTATTTTGTCCAGGAAACAGCATATGCTTGCATGTATTATGAAATGACTGGTATTCCAGTTAAAAAATTGATTACAATTATGGTCGCTGACAATGGAGAATGTTTTGTCTATGAAAAAAGAAACAAGGATCACTATATTAAACTTCTTACCAAATACATCCGAGAGTTCGTCACTCACAAAACAGAAACCTATGTATAACAATACTGAACAAGTAGACTCACTAATAAAAGAAAAGTTTCTTTGTCAGTCAAAGTTTGCACAGGATATCGAGTATCTTGTAATGACATCTAAAATTAATTACATAGAGGCTATTGTAACCTATTGTGAAGAAAATGGAATTGAATTTGAATCGATATCAAAGTTAATTTCTAAACCACTAAAAGAAAAATTAAGAAACGAAGCAACCCAACTTAATTTTCTTAAAAAAACAAGTCGTGCTAAATTAGTATTCTGATGACGCCAATAGAGGTATATAAAACATACCTGGCATTCAAGAATCATTTCACTAAACCAAACTACGATTATTTTCAATATTGCGGAAAGTCCAGGGCTTCAACAGAGTCCTTTAACAAAAGGAAAGATCGTTACTTCTTTGAACGTATGTCTCGTCAGAAATCTGATGACGAGATCCGTCAATACTTCTTGGCTAATTTTGTAGAATGTGATGATCCTTCTAAACTCTGGATCGGTGAAATTATTGAGTCAGGTGAAAAAAATTACACCAACTGGTTAAAAAGATCACAAAGTCTTTCTTATCTCTTCAAAACTGAGGCTGAAGTGTTTCTACATAAAGATTCTTTTGATTCATTATTTGAGATTAAAGGTTCATCTCACCCAGATATTCTTAAAAAATATCTACAAAACGCAATATCCATAGAAACTTTCGTTATAATGGATATAATCCTAAATTTTTCTAAAAAATTTGATAAAAAACTACTAGATCCTGTGTGGGAATCCGTCAGTTTGCGTATAAAAAAATACAAGTCTTTCCTAAATATTGATAAGGAAAAGTACACACAGACACTAAAGGAGATTGTATTGTGAGTGGATTTTTTCAATCCGAAATTGTAAGAGAATCCATCAAAGAGATGGAAGAACTTCAACAACGTATTATTAGAGAAACCTTTAAAGCTCCCATGATGAATAGGGAAGAAAAGAAGGAACATGTAGAACTGATGAGAACTTTTCTAGAGAAACAGAAGAATTTATACTTTCGTCTCTCACTTTCTGATGACCCAGAAGCACTAGAAATGAAACAAAGAATTGAAGAAGCTGCAGAGTTTCTTGGGTTTAATGGTAATAATGTCAATGAGTTATTTTCTGAAATGGAAAATACTCTAGAAAGACTAGATAAAATTGCAGAAATAGAATAACATGTCCTACCACTACAAAATCACCTCCGCATATTGTTATCACAATGGTGAGATTGTAGACATGTATTTCATCAATGGAATTCCTTTTACATTTGATGATATTCCTTTAATTATGCAACAAGATCCTTATATTCAAATGGAAGCTGAAGATAATTATTCATACACATCTGAAGATATGTATAGGTGGTCTAATTATCTGATTGATGAACTATGTCATCCACTTCTTTTCGAGGTGGCTCTAGAAAATCCAGAAGAAATGCCTAAAGACTAATGAAGACTTTCAAACAATTCTGCACAGAAGCTTATCAAGTACAAGAACTATTTGGATTTGGTCAAAAACCAAAACCCAAACCAAATAAACAAGTTCTTGCTTATAAAAACTATCAACCAGGAGTACTTGATAAATCAACAGGAAAATTTACTCAAAGAGCTCATACTGGTGATGAACAAAAGAGATATGGATGGAAACCAGTGAATGTAAGTTCATATAGTAAGGCAGATACTCCTGGATCACTAACCGCTAGTGGACATAAGTTTGATGACAAACAAAAATTAGTTGCAGTTCCTTATGCATCTAAAACTAGTTCCAAACCATCTACACCATTTGGAACTAAACTTCACATGACTAGAGCTCCTGGAGTTACACCCGTTGCAAAAACTTCTGTCCAAGACACTGGAAATTTTGGGCCTGCAGGAGATTACAATAAGAAAACTAGTTATGATCTTTCTCTTTCGACTGCAAGAGATGTGGTTGGAAAACCAAATATTACTGCACAACAGTTTGGTAAACAAAAAGTTTACGTTCGTAATGAACCTCAAACGAAACCAACCAAGAAAAAATAATTCTAGATGGGGCTTGACATCCCCAGTTCACTGCGGTAAACTAAAGTCGTCCCAAAGGCCAAATACACTCAATACGGAGAATACAAATGTCTTTTGCTGATCTCAAGAAACAGTCCCGCGCTGGTTCGCTGACTGAAAAACTGATCAAACAAGTTGAAAAACTGAATAGTGGAGAAGGTGGATCTGATGAACGTTTCTGGAAACCTGAAGTAGACAAAGCCGGAAATGGTTATGCAGTTATCCGATTCCTCCCCGCACCCGAAGGATGTGAACTTCCTTGGGCCCAAGTATGGAGTCATGCTTTCCAAGGTCCTGGTGGTTGGTACATCGAAAACTCTCTGACAACTCTGGGACAAAAAGATCCTGTGTCTGAACACAATCGTGTTCTGTGGAACTCTGGATCTGATCGTGATAAGGAGATTGCTCGGAAACAAAAACGCAAACTCTCTTATTACGCCAACATCTATGTGGTGAGTGATCCTGCACACCCTGAGAACGAAGGTCGTGTATTCCTTTATAAATTCGGTAAGAAAATCTTTGACAAGATTACCGAAGCGATGCAACCACAGTTTGCAGATGAGGAAGCTATTAATCCTTTCGACTTCTGGGCTGGTGCTAACTTCAAACTGAAGATCCGTAAGGTCGAAGGTTACTGGAACTATGATAAGTCTGAGTTTGATCGTCCTTCTGCACTTTCGGATGATGATGACAAACTGGAACGCATCTACAAGAACCTGAACGATCTCAATGAGTTCAGTGACGCAAAGAACTTCAAGTCCTATGAAGAACTGAAGAAGCGCCTAGACTACACTCTGGGGGTTCGTGGTGTCCCTAAGAATCAAGACCCTGAAGTAGTTGCAGAAGAAGAAGAGTGGGAAGCCGAACGTCGTGGAGAACCTTCTCCTAAGCGGTCTACTCCTTCCTTTGAAATCTCTAAACCAGTGTCTCGTGATGAGGAAGATGATGAAGATGCAGATGATGCTCTGAGTTACTTTCAAAAACTAGCTGAGAGCTGAAAAATAGTCCGAAAAAAATTCCCTGGCTTTTTTGGAAGCCAGGGTTTTTTTATACTCCAGTAAATTTAGGATTATAAGTTCTCTTTAATTTAGATGAAACTACGTTTTCAGAATCTTTATTATACTTCATAATTTTCTTTAGATCATCAATAATAGTAGAAATATATGATGGTTTTGGTACAATAATTAAAGTTTTTTCTTCGTTTAATCTTAATTCATATTCCAAATTCGTTATCGGTTTGGAAATACCACTACCATTTACACTAATTATATTCAATCCATCTAAGAATTGGAATGGTCTTGTGATTTGTTCTTGCCATGCGGTTCCATTCCATTTCCAAATTTTGTTATTTTGAGTGTAAGTTTCGTCAACTTCTACATTGAGAACCTGTTCTGGTGATATATCAAAAGTTATTGACGGAGGGTTATCATAATTTTCTCCTGGAGAAGTAATTGTAATTGCTGATATTTTTCCATCAACTACTGAAGCAATTCCTGTTGCTCTTGAATAAGTTGGTGCTTGAGCAATCGTGACCGTAGGTGCGATAGTATAACCGAATCCAGCATTAGTAATATTGACAGACAATACAGATCCATCAACTACTGTAGCCGTTGCCGTTGCATTTACTGCTGGATATGGAGCACCAATCGTTACCGATGGGGCTGTCGTGTATCCAAATCCAACTTCGGAAATAGTAATGGAATTAAGAGATCCATTAACTAAGTTTGCGGTTCCTTTAGCTCTGACTTTTATGGAATATTCAAATATAGAATCTCCAGACCCACCAGATACCAATAAGTGTTCTACATCTGAACTTATAAATGCATCGGATGGATTTGGAATTCTATCTCCAACATATAGGAAACTACTGAATGTTAAGGTTGTTAAGTCCCAGGAATTTAAATTAAATTCATATACTGTGGAGTTTGATAGTCCAGTTGCATACATTTTATTTCCACCATTCAAGAAAGAAAATCCAATAATCTCATTGTCTCCTGTTGGTGTTTCTATATTATATGAGGCTACGAAAGATTTCGTTGTAACGTTCCATGCCGATGATAATGTATATTCTTCAATGGAATCTGGGGAGTCCATGTTTAATGAATACATCCTAGAACCATCAGACTTGAATCTAACACCACCAGGAGCTGT